AACTCGATACCGAATTATCCGCAGTCAATTCTATACTGGGAGCCATCGGTCAGTCACCAATAACCACCCTTAACTTTACTAACCCAGAAATATCATTTATATATAATATCCTCAATGAAGTAAATAAGGATGTACAAAATGAAGGCTGGCATTTTAATACTGAAAATCATATAGAAATCAAACCAGATGATAATACTAAACATATAACACTTCCTCCTAATACTTTAAGGTATGATATTAATGATGGTTTAATTTCTAAAACAACAGATGTTGTAACTAGAAATGGGAGGTTATATGATACTGTATATCATACTGATGAATTTGAATCTAACGTTTATATAGATGCTGTAACTCTTTACCCATTTGCTGATATACCAAATGTATTTCAAAGATACATAACCTATAGAGCAGCTGTAAGAGCAGCAACACAACTAGTATCTAATCCACAACTGGTACAATTATTACAACAAGATGAAGCTAAAGCTAGAGCATCTTGTATTGATTATGAATGTGACAAAGGAGATCCATCATTCTTTGGAATTCCACATGGATCTGGATATAGGCCTTATACACCATTCTCTGTACTTAGTAGATAATGTCAAATGTAACACAAACAATACCATCTTATACGGCTGGTATTTCTCAACAACCCGATGAAATTAAAGTACCTGGTCAAGTTAATATAGCGAAGAATGTTTTTCCTGATATAACAGAAGGTTTAACGAAAAGACCAGGAACTAAATTTATTAAACAATTAGATGCAGCAGGCACTGCTACAGATTCTCAAGATCAAGGTAAATGGTTTCACTACTACAGAGATGAGACTGAACAATACTTAGGTCAAATCAGTAGAACAGGTGATGTTAATATGTGGAAATGTAGCGATGGTACAGTTACGAATGTTAACTATATTGGTGGGAAAATTACATTTATAACTATTGATAATGGAGGTACAGGTTATAGTTCTGCGCCAACACTCACTATCTCTGGAGGAGGAGGATTTGGTGCTACAGCTACATGCACCGTCAGTGGAGGTGCTATTAATCATATAACCTTAACTAATCCTGGTTCTGGTTATACTTCATTTCCTACAATATCTATTTCTGGAGGTGGAGGTTCAAATGCTGTGTTAACAGCGTATCCAGCGTTACAGCATTATTTAAAACATACAAATGATCAAGATATTCAAACCTTAACTCTTAACGATTATACTTATATAACTAATCGTACTAAGACTACTGCTATGTCTAGTACAAAGGAAGCTAGTAGACCAAATGAAGCTTTTATAGATTTAAAAAAGGTATCTTATTCTAGTCAGTATGCACTTAATATATTTAATAATACAACAACTACTACAACAACTACCGCTACCCGAGTAGATATAGAAAGACTGGTAGATAGTGGTAATAGTTGTAAAACGGCATCGGGAAGTTCTAATACAGGTGACACGTTCCCTCCCTCTGGTACTGAACCTGGGACTGGAGATTATACAATACGTTGTTTAAATAGTGCTTCATCTAATACTAGTGTTAATGAAGATTCTTATTGCCCTAATGTAGATACAAGAATATTTGCTGTTGATCATGGATCCAGCGGAAATGCATCAGATAAAAACAATATAGCACATACTTATGAGGTTGGTAATACTGCTGGACCTGTTGAATTAACTAAAAAGAAAAATCTTTATTTCCGTATAACAACAACTGGTCAAAGTGTAGCTGAAGGTGAATATGCAAATAATCCAAAATATGCATGTCGTTATACAACTACAATAGATTTATTATATGGAGGTGAAGCTTGGAGAACAGGTGATTATTTTTATGTTTGGATGAAAAATGCTAAATATAAAATCACTGTTAAATCTCATAGTGAATCTAAAGTACAAGCAAACCTTGGTTTAATTAGACCTGAACCGACTTCATTTGATGCTAAAACAGTTGTTACTGCTGAAAGTATTTTAGGTGCTTTACAAACTGCTATAACTGAAACCCCACAAGTTACTATAGCAATTGATCATAATACTATTAATAGATCAGTTGACTCAAATCCACATACAATAACTTTACCTAATCATGGTTTATCCACAGGTGATAAAGTTGTATATACATGGACTAATGCTCTTGGATCAGGTATCACATATACTCCAGTTAGTGATTTAGGTAGTGGTCATATAACAGCTACAGTTGGAACACCAATTGAATTCTGGGTTATACCTGATGGAACTGATCGTATTAAACTTGCTTCATCTGAATCTAATGCAAATGCTGGTACACAATTATATATTACAGGAGATGGTAATACAGGTCAGCAAATACAAGTCCCTTATATAACTGGTTGGAATCCTACTGCTGTTGAAATTATAGGTAATGGTATATACATTTCAAATTCAGGTGATTTTAATATATCTACTCCTGTAGGTGAATTATTAAATGTATTAACTGATTCAGTTAAAGATGTAGCTGATTTACCACAACAATGTAAACATGGTTATGTAGTTAAGGTAGCAAATAGTGAAGCTGAAGAAGATGATTACTATGTAAAATTCTTTGGTAATAATAATAGAGATGGTGAAGGTGTATGGGAAGAATGTGCTAAACCAGGTACGGATATTGAAATTGATCCTGGTACTATGCCTGTGGCTTTAGTTAGAACAGCTTCTGGTAGCTTTACTTTATCTACATTAGATGGTGTAGAAACTAAAGCTAATGGAAAATATATTTATCCTAGTACTATTTCAGCTTCTGATGGTCATATAACTTTCACTAATCATGGATATAGTACAGGTGATCTAGTTTGGTATTATAAAAATAATGGAGAAGCTTGGAAAGCTGGTGGTAGTTACCCTTCTTACGACCCACAACCTTATTGGATAAGAGTAATTGACGCTAATACTTTTGAACTTAGTTGGTCTCAAGCAGAAGCAGAAAATGCAAATGGGGGGTATTATGTATTTACAGCTGGCACTGGTAACAATAGTCAGTATTTCCTTTCAAATGGGTTTAATCAAACTTATGATTTCACCGCACCAAAATGGGATAACGCACAAGTAGGAGATACAAGTGTTGATGGTACAAACCCTCAACCTAGTTTCATTGGTAATACAATTAATAAGATGATGTTCTTTAGGAACAGGTTTGTCTTATTAAGTGATGAAAATGTAATCATGTCTAGACCTGGGGACTTCTATAATTTCTGGGCTAAATCTGCAATACAATTTACAGCTACTGATCCAATTGATATATCTTGTAGTTCTGAATATCCAGCTATTATTTATGATGGTATCCAAGTTAATAGTGGTCTAGTTTTATTCACTAAGAATCAACAGTTCATGTTGACTACAGATAGTGATGTACTAAGCCCTTTAACAGCTAAGATAAACTTTATATCAGCTTATAACTTTAATCATAATACTAATCCATTTTCACTTGGTACTACTATTGGTTTCTTAGAAAATGTAGGAGAACATAGTAGGTTCATGGAGATGGCTAGGGTTCTCAGGGAAGGTGAACCTGATGTTATTGAACAAAGCAAAGTTGTTAGTAAATTACTAGATAAAGATTTGAATATAGTTTCTGCGTCTAAAGAAAATGGTTTTATAGCATTCAGTGAAAAAGATAAACATATTTTATATTGTTATAAATATTTCAATACTTCAGATAAACGAGCACATCAAGCTTGGTTTACTTGGGATTTTGAAAAAGATATTCAATACCATTTTATTATAGATGATTATTTATATCTTGTTGTAGATGATCATAATAAATGTATGCTTCTTAGGCTTGATTTTAAAAGACATTCTGATACACCTATAATATACCAAGGGAATATAATTGTCCCTGGAGATATAGAAAGAACTTATTTAGATTATGCAGTAACAGTAGATATACCAGAATCTTATTACCCATCTACACCAGATAATGCGTCCGTAGCTTGGTCTAGAACAAACGCTAATAATGCATTAACTACAATTAATTATACAAACCATGGTTATTCTATAGGACAAAAAGTTCAAGTAACTATAGGTACTACGGTTAAATTACCTATTCTTTCAACTAATTTCACTGCTAACACATTTATGGTTAATGGTGGAAATACAGGAATAGGTACTTCAGGTACAACTGCTATATATGGAGAAATACATCCATATAACCAAACAACAAATAAAACCACTTATCCTTTACCCGCTAATTGGTGGACTTCTGAGCATAGTAATGATGATATGGTTGTGTATGCTAACCGTGGTCAAGAACTAGGTTGGTTTGATGGACCATCAGGTTTTACAGGTGATATATCTATAAGTAATGGTAATTTTGTAGTAGATGGTGATTGGCATGATTTAAAAGTTACATTAGGTATACCTTATGAAATGGAAGTTGAATTTCCTAAAATATATACAACAAGTATACAAGGGAATTCAGTTAGATCTGATACTAGAAGTTCATTAATTTTACACAGAGCTAAATTAAATCTAGGTGCATCTGGTTTCTTCCAAACAGTACTTACAAGAAAAGGTAAACCAACATATACTGAAGATCATGAAGCACCAACAGCTGATAACTATGAAGCTAATGAACCAGCATATAATTTATTACAAACGAAAGTAATACCTATATATGATAGAAATACAAATACAACACTTACACTTAAATCAAACCATCCTAGCCCATTAACATTATATTCAATGACATGGGAAGGAGATTACACCAATAAGTTTTATTCGAGTGTCTAAATTTATCCATCCTATCACATTGGAGGCTGCCAGAGAGGTGGCCTCTAATTTACGTCCAGAAGAC